GTAGGAGAAGATGAGTAAATCAGTATTAGTGATAGATACGCCAGAATCTTGTGAGGGTTGCTGTATGTTTTGCTATACCTATCACAGATTTCAGTGTTTAATAACTGGTAAAACAATTGAAAATTCAACTGATAGACCTGAGCGGTGTCCAATGCGACCGTTACCAGATAAAATCAAAACACCAAAACTTACAAGCGGTTATGACCTTGGATATAAAGATGGATATGATAAGTGCTTGGCTGAGATTACAGGAGAGGTGAAATAGATGATTGATCTAGCGAATAAATGTGTATTAATCAGAACACATGAAGAGTATGAAAATATTCTGAAAGCAGCAAAAAAACAAGGATATAGATGGTACGGCGGAAAAGAAACGTATCCATATCCCTTTGAAGAGCAGCAGATCCCGGATATATTAAAGTTCTATGGCAATAAAGAACTAACAAGAAATGCCAGCCTTACACTGGGATATGACCTTACACTGGGATATGAATTAGTAGAAGCATCAGACTTAACTGAAAATGAGAAGAAGATCAAAGATGCTATAAACCTTGTCAGAACGTTCGCTAAATACCCAGGCAGAACAGTATTGACGGATACATTCATTGAATCGTTGAAGTTACTTGCAGATACTGTAGAAAGTCAGATGGAAGAGGTGAAATAGATGGAGAGATTAACAGATTATTCAGACGATGAATGCACATATATCATTGGCGTTGGGAATAAAACTTGCGAAGAATTTTGTAAAAACGCAGTAGATGGATGCAAGAATTGCTATATCCAACAAGTGTTTAAAAAACTTGCTGACTATGAAGACTTGGAAGACCAGGGCTTGTTTGTAAGACTGCCGTGTAAGATTGGAGACACGGTTTATAGAGTAAATGCCGGAGCCAAGCAACCGATTATTTCGATGAATGTTAAAGAAATTCATTTTCTCTGTTACAAAAATGAACGTGCTGTAAGGTTTGACGCAATAGGCAAAGAAGATATGGGAGAAAGTTGCTACCGTTTAGAAGATATTGGAAGAATAGTATTTCTCACCCGCGAAGAAGCCGAGAAGAAGTTGGAGGAGATGAAGAAATGAAAGTAAAAGATGTGATAAAGGCAACAAAAATAGAAGGACCTGGGGTAGATATATGTATTAACAAAGTTTTGAATTTTCGCCTCTATGCTTACAATAATGGTAAAGTTGCATGGATGAAACTTCCACAAGACATAGAAAAAAGAATATTGAATTTGAATGTTGATTCTTATAAAATAACATCTTATTCAAAAGAATCAGTTTATGTGAATATTGAGACAACAGACATAAATAAAGACGGGATATTTATTCGAAATTAGCAAATTCGAGAGAATCAGAAAGGATGAAGAAAAATGATTGATAGTTTAATAGCATTTACATTTGGAATAATATTCGGGTCATTTGGCACTATTTTCTTGGTTGCACATTTTAGCGGCAAGCGTAAATAGCAATGAAAAGGAGTGATGATATGCGTACAAGGCAAAAGTCACTTGTTGATTTTGGCGTATATCCAGAAGATATTAACCGTTTAAAGGATATATGCCAGAAAGCTACACCAGAGCAGAGACACGATATTTTACACTGCTGCATAAGCTCTTGCCCGCCGGGGATTGAACTTTTGGTGTATGAATCTATTGTAACAAACAAATCCTATGACCGTATCATGAAAACGAAATACATACCGGCAAAGCGAGACGATTTCTACGCATACAAGCGCAAGGCAATGGCTATGTTTTATGATACTCTAAGAAAACTAAGAGAAATATAATAATACAATTAATATTAAAATGTGGGGACAAATTTTTCTGCCATGTATGGTAATATAGTATATATCTATGACTATGTACCATATGTGGCAGTTTTTTGCGAGGTGATAATGTGGCGAACTTAAAAGCAGTTACGAGAAAACTTCAAAAAGCTATATTATCTACTGGATTAATTATAAAAATCGGAACATCACAATTCTACAGCCATGAGCAGGAACGATTGATAACAGTAACAATTATATCAACGTCAGTATTCAGACCAACGAAACATGGAAACTGGAAAGATTGTGATTATGAAATATTACGAACTGCATCCCAGTATGATGTAGTCATGTGCCTAAAAGAAATATGGGAGGCGGTCAGAAAATGAGGATAGACAGAGGTGATTAGATGGACTTGACGCCTAAACAGAAAGCGTTTGCAGATGAATATATAAAGAATGGCGGAAATGCATCTGATGCCGCAATAAAGGCTGGATATGCTGAGAAAAACGCAAGAGTGATAGGAAATCAGAACTTAACAAAACTTAACATTTCTGAGTATATAGCTAAAAAACAGTCTCTCATCGAAAAACAAAAAGGCACTGACATCATGTCCCTGGCAGAAATCCAACAGCGCCGTTCCATGATTGCAAGAGGTGAGCTGACTGATTCATTCGGGTTCGCCCCGGACTTCTCCGATCAGCTGAAATCTATGAATGATCTGGAGAAAACGCTTGCTATAAAAGAAGCCAGAGAAGAACAGAAGAAAGCAGAAGAAAAAGCCAGATTACAAAGTGAATATCATATTGATCTGGATATTGTCCCGGACGTATTTCATAAAATGATTAGAGATATCCGGAAAAAGAAACATAGCGAGTATATTCTCCCTGGTGGACGTGGTTCCATGAAGTCCTCAACTATATCTCTGATCATACCGGAACTGCTGAAGAATAATCCAAATATGCACGCCTTGATTCTTCGAAAAGTCGGGAACACAATAAAAGATTCTGTTTACGCTCAGATGAAATGGGCTATTGATAAATTGGATCTAAATGAGGAATTTATGTGCAAGGTGTCTCCTATGGAAATCACATACAAGCCCACCGGACAGAAGATTTACTTTCGCGGTGCTGATGATCCGTTGAAGATTAAGTCTATCAAGCCGGAGTTTGGTTATATCGGCATTGTCTGGTTCGAGGAACTTGACCAGTTTGCCGGCCCGGAAGAAATACGAAATATTCAGCAGTCTGCTATCCGAGGTGGAAATGAAGCATATAAGTTCAAGTCGTTCAACCCGCCTAGGAGCAAGAATAACTGGGCGAATGAATATACAGCAGAAGCAGAAGAAAAAGATGATAGCGCACTGGTTGTGCATAGTACATATCTTAATCTTGACATTGAACAGGAATGGCTTGGAGATATATTCCTTGCAGATGCTGAACATCTAAAAGAAGTAAATCCAGACGCTTATGACAACGAGTATTTAGGACATGCCAACGGTAATGGCGGGAACGTCTTTGAATATATTGAAGAACGTACCATTACGGATGAAGAAATCAGCCACATGGATAAAGTGTACCAGGGGTGTGACTGGGGATTTTTTCCTGATCCGTATGCTTTTATCCGCTTGTATTACAACCATAACACTGAAGAGATATATCTCATTGACGAAATTTACGAAAATAAATGGGGAAATAGGAAGTCAGCAGACGAGATTCTAAAAAGGAAATACGATGATTATACTATCACTTGCGATTCAGCAGAACCTAAATCAATTAATGATTATAGAGATTTTGGACTTCCGGCAAGGGGCGCAATAAAAGGCCCTGGAAGTGTAGAATATTCTATGAAATGGCTTCAAACAAGAACTATTGTTATTGACCCTAAGAGAACGCCTAATGCTTATAAAGAGTTTTCGGAATACGAATACGAAAGAGATAAAGACGGAAACGTTATAAGCGGATATCCTGATGAGAATAACCATTTAATCGATGCCTGTAGATACGCAACAGAATCATTGTGGAGGAGAAGAGGGAATAATGCTTAAAAGAGGGTACAGTCTAAAATATAGACGAATATATAAAATCTGGCAGGGAATTCGTCAGAGATGCAATAACCCCAATGACAAAGATTATGAAGACTATGGCGGAAGAGGAATAAAGGTTTGCAAAGAATGGAATAAAAGTTCAGAAGCGTTTGTTCTATGGGCATTAGAAAATGGATATGCTGATAATTTGAGTATTGATAGAATAGACACAAATTCGGACTATTCGCCAGAAAATTGCAGATGGGCAACATGGACTCAGCAGGCAAGAAACAAAAGAATGGAAAAAATAAATTCAACTGGTGTTACTGGTGTTTCCATGGACAGAGGGAAATATAGAGCAACAATCTATGTAGATAATAAAAAAGTTGATCTAGGCAGGCATGACACGCTTGAAGAAGCAGCAGAAGCACGTAGGCAGGGTGAGATAAAATACTGGGGCGTGAGTGCATAATGGGACTTATAACAACACTAAAAAGGTGGTTTAACATGATATTCAAAAAACAAGCCGAAGAGGATTTTAATATCCAGGCAGCAGAATTCCCGGAGATGGAATCACTGATTAACCGGTGTGCGAACATCTACAGAGGTGCGCCGGAATGGCTAGATGATAAGAATAATATCAAGACGATTAATTTTGCTAAATCCGTGTGTTCCGAGACTGCCAGACTCGCAACATTGGCGATCGGCATTCAGATTGACGGCTCTGCAAGGGCAGCATGGTTACAGGAGCAAATTGACAAGGTATACTTCCAGATTCGTCATTGGGTGGAATATGGCTGTGCTTACGGAACCGTGTTCATTAAGCCAAACGGTGAGAGCCTTGACGTATTTACACCGGCTGATGCGATGATTGTAGATTACGACAATCAAGAAATTAAAGGGATTATATTCAAGGACTCTTATACGGTTGGACGGAAATACTACACAAGGCTCGAATATCATAGATTTGTCGAGACCACCGTGGACGGAGTGACAACCTATCCGTACTATGTATCTAATAGAGCCTATGTGTCGAAATCTCCTCAGTCAATCGGTGACAGAATCGACCTCAAACAGACCAAATGGGCTGACCTCATGGCAGACACTCCGCCGATTCTTAAGGCGAACGGTGAGAAGCTGGACGGGCCTCTGTACGGAGTACTGCGGACACCGCAGGCGAATAACGTGGATATTAACGCACCATTGGGTTTGCCAATATTTGCCGAAGCCATTGAGGAGTTAAAAGACCTCGATATTGCATACAGCAGAAATGCAAAAGAAATCCTTGATTCTAAGCGGACTGTTCTAGCAGATGACAGATTGTTGATGCCGAGTGGATCACCAGTAGCAGCTATGACACCGCAGGCCATGGAGCACAGATGCAAAGAAATGAGCTTGCCGGATTATGTGAAAAATGTATTCGGACAGGATGAAAAAGAGTTTTATCAAGAAATCAATCCGATTTTAAACACGGATACCCGTATAAGCGGCATAAATGCCCTTTTAAGCCAGTTAGGGTACAAGATTGGATTCTCCAACGGGTACTTTGTTTTCAACGAATCTAGCGGTATTCAGACAGCTACAGGAGTAGAAGCGGAACAGCAGAGGACAGTGCAGTTTGTCAAGGATGTAAGGGATAAGTTAGAGTCTTGCCTAGATGAAGTTATTTACGCATTGAACGTTTACGCCGACCTGTACGGACTTGCACCTGTTGGGGCTTATGAAGTCAATTATGATTTTGGAGACATCCTCTATGTCAGAGAAAACGACCGTGCAAGATGGTGGCAGTATGTGACAACTGGTAAAGTTCCTGCATGGATGTACTTTGTAAAGTTTGAAGGATTCAGTGAAGAGGATGCGAAAACTCTCGCAGATGAAGCGAATAAGGAAAACAAAGCAAGCGGATTATTTGGGGATGAATAGCCTATGAAGATCAATAATCATGTTGGAAATGTACATATCAAATTCGATACAAAGCGAATTGACAGCAATTTGAAAGAAGCGCAAGCGAAACTGAACATGCAGATTGTAGCGGACTGCGAGCCTTATGTACCTTTCCAGCAAGGAGCATTGAGAAGTAGCGTAAGATACCCGCAGGGAATTGACGGTGGCGAGATTGAATATAATACTCCTTACGCTCATTATCTGTACACGGGCGAGGTATATGGTCCGAATATTCCGCTCAAGGATGCACAAGGCAATATTATCGGATGGACATCTCCACCTAAAAAATCACCCACAGGGAGAAGATTACAATACCATACACCAGGAACGTCCGATCACTGGTTTGATCGTGCTAAGCAGGAACATCTATCTGATTGGGTGCGGCTTGTAAAAGAAACGGCAGGTGGTAAATAATGCTTCCACCAGAGTATTTCCACGGAAAAGAAAAAAGGATCCTTGTGATTTATCAGGAACTGGAAGATTTCATTATGACGGATATTTCCCGGCGCATTCTACAGACTGGCGGTATGACTGCCACAGCTGATCGGCTTATCTGGAAGCTCACGCAAATGGGAGAAAGCAGAGCCGCCATTGAACAGAAACTGCAGAAGCTTACAAAAATGACACAGCCAGAGCTTAGACGGATCCTGCAAAATGCCGTGATGACATCTTGGGATAATGATAAAGATATCCTTTTAGGGATTGACGAGAATATAAGTCCGCCATTGCAAAATCCAGAAGTCATTGCTGTGATGGACGCAGAATTTAAAAAGACATTAGGAGAGCTTAGCAACCTGAGTAGGACTACCATAAATCAATCTCAGCGTGATCTAATTAATCTGCTGGACAAAGCCGAAATCCGTGTTTCTTCCGGCGTGCAATCTTACACCTCTGCAATTTGTGATGTGTTGGACAATTATGCCAAAAAAGGAATTATGGTGGATTATCCAACAAGCGGTGCAAAAAGAACCCTTGAAGCAGCTGTGAGGTGCTGCGTAGTAACAAGTATGAACCAGACAGCGGCGCAGATCACTAATCAGTATATTGTGCAGGAAAAGACAAATTACGTCCTCGTATCAGCCCATCTGGGAGCTAGAACAGCACAGAAAGGACAGCCTCCTTGCGGAGATCATTCGTCCTGGCAGGGAAAACCTTACTCAATAGTTGGATCGGAACCGGGATATCCAAATCTTTTGGAGAGTACCGGATATGATATAAGTCCGAAAACCGGACAAGGAACCGTTGTGGATCCGCACGGACTGCATGGGTGGAATTGCAAGCATAGTCACCAACCATGGGCAAAAGGATTGCGGAATCCCTGGGCAGACGAGCACAAGATTGATTCTGAAGAGAATAAGAAGATCTACGAAGATACCCAGAAGCAGCGAGCTATGGAGCGCTCTATTAGAGCAACTAAACGCCAGCTGATAATGAAGAACGAAGAAATCAACTCAGACGATATACCAGACTCTGAAAAAGAAAAACTTAGATCAGAATATGATCGAATGGCTTTTAAGTTGACTGAACAGAATAAGGCATACAATAAATTCTGCCAGGACAACAACCTTGCAGCACAATATTACCGAAACAAGGTAGCAGACTTTGGATATAAGCAGCAGTCCAGGGCAAATGCAGGGGCAAAAAGATTTATGAGGGCAAAGTGAGGTAGATATGGAAAGATGGGTATATTTTAATCCGAATCCAGCCGGGAATCGTGTAGGTGACTGTGCTGTCCGGGCGATATGCAAGGCGTTAGAGCTTGACTGGGAGACGGTATTTACAGGATTAATGGTATATGCTTGCTCACTATCCGATATGCCAAGCGCAAATTACGTATGGGGTTCATACCTGGCAAAGCAAGGATTCCATAGAAAGCTAGTGGAGCAGTCGGAGAGGTATATTTATACAGTAAATGACTTCTGCGCAGATCATCCGAACGGCACGTACATTCTCTGCATAGATGGCCATGTGGTGACGGTACAAGACGGCAAATATTATGATACATGGAATAGTGGTAATGAGATCCCGGTATATTACTGGGAAAAGGAGTAGCTAAATGAGCATATCAGAATTTGTACAAGTATTCCTCTCAATTTGCGGAGGAGTGTCTATTGTCGGAGGAGCGGTGGCCGTAATTCTTAAGTGGATTACTCCGGCATTTCGACTCAACAAGCGAGTTGAAACACTGGAAGAACATGATAAGCGTGACTTTGAAAGTCTTCAGAGGATCGCGGAGCGTGATTCATTGATTCTGGAAGTACTATCAACCATGTTGGATAGTCAGATCAGTGGGAATAATGTTGAGGAATTAAAAAAAACAAAACAGAAGCTCACGGAGTATCTTGCGCAGAATCAGCGTTAGCATTAGTAAGGGGTATGCTCATGAAATTATATGTGTTCACGAAAAAAGATATAGACAGGTTCTTGATAGAGTGTAATTTCACACCAGACGAAGAAAGACTGTTCCGGCTGAGATGTCAGGAGCGCACTCTTGAATACTGCGCTGAACAGATGAACGTGAGTATATCAACAGCAAAGCGGTTAAGCCGGAGGGTAAATAATAAAATAATCAAAGTGTGCTGATACTTTTTGGATACTAATTAGAGCCAGAAACGACCTGTTTCCGGTTCTTTTTTTATGCAAAAATATAATCAGAAAGGCGGTGTATAAGATGGCATTATATAACAATCCTTATCAATATAGCTTTGGCGTTCCTGGGCAGATGAACCAGTTCCAGCAACAGCCTGTCCAGATGCCAGCTCAACCAGTACAACAGCAGCAGAACAATAATGGTATCCTGTGGGTATCCGGCGAAGTCGGCGCAAAATCCTATCTGGTAGCACCCGGGACAAGTGTTTTACTGATGGATTCAGAATCAGAGAAATTTTATATAAAATCCACAGACGTATCCGGCATGCCGCAGCCACTGCGAACGTTTGAATACAACGAGGTAGGCTCTCAGATGCCGCCTAAACAGACTGTTCAGAACATGGACAGTAAATACGTCACCAGACAGGAATACGACGATTTAAAGGGCAAATACGAAGCTATCATAAACCGATTAAATTCTTTTTCTGAACCTGTTAGGGCTAATACCGTGCAGGAATCAGCAAACAAGGGAGGAAATGCAGATGAGTAATCCATTATTTAACACACTTGGCGGTGGGATGCCACAGGGAAACGGACCAATGCAGATGATACAGCAGTTTATGCAGTTTAGGCAGAATTTTAAGGGGGACCCGAAAGCAGAAGTTGAGAAGATGCTGCAGTCTGGACGGATTTCTCAGCAGCAACTTAATCAGGTCCAACAGATGGCAGGACAATTCCAACACATGTTGAAAGGAATGAAATAGTACATTACAATCTGGCCAGATTGATGTAAATACAATAAAGGAGATTATATTATGGATGGAAATTATAGTTTAGCAGATATTGCCGCTGCTACTGGAAATGGTAGAAATAATGACGGCATGTTTGGTGGAGATGGTAGCTGGTGGATTATTGTTTTATTCATTTTTGCTTTCTTCGGATGGGGAAACAACGGCTGGGGCAATAATGGAAACGGCGGCGGATATGCGGCCACAGCAGCTACTCAGGCGGATATACAGAGAGGATTCGACAACTCTGCTGTGATTAGCAAACTTGACGGAATCAACAATGGCCTCTGTGATGGATTCTATGCAGTGAACAACGGTATGCTTACCGGATTCAACGGCATCAATACGAATATTATGCAGACCGGCTTTGGAATCCAGCAGGCAATCAATGCTGATACTATAGCCAATATGCAGAATACAAACGCGCTCCAGGCACAGCTTGCAAACTGCTGTTGTGAAACCAGAGAAGCAATCCAGGGCGTGAACTACAACATGGCGCAGAACACCTGTGCATTGCAGAACACAATGAACAGTAACACAAGAGACATTATTGACAGTCAGAATGCAGGAACAAGAGCAATCCTTGATTACCTGTGCAACGAGAAGATATCCAATCTCCAGGCTGAGAACAATGATCTCAGACGCGCCGCTTCTCAGGATCGCCAGTCTGCACTTCTTACAACTGCAATGGCTTCACAGACACAGCAGCTTATTAATGCAATCAATCCGGCACCGATTCCGGCTTACCAGGTACCGAATCCGAACACATACTACGGATGCGGATGTAACACCGGATGCAATTGCTGATAACTTCATATCGAGAGTATCTTTCGATTGATTTCGGATGTCGGCTTATGCCGTATTACACAGAGGGGCAGGCTGAGACCTGTCCTTTTGTGATATGAAAGGAGTATTTTTATGGCAGAATTCACAAATGTAGCTGCTCAGACTGTAGCAGCAAATGGAAACGTAGTATTTTCAAACACAGCAGTTAAAGGTTCTAACTGCATTCAGCACAGAGAAGGAAGCGGAATCATCACTCTGAGAGGACTGACTAATCAGTGCAAAGCGAGATTCTTTGTGGATTTTTCTGGCAATATCGCAATTCCAACAGGCGGTACTGTCGGAGCTATTTCTCTGGCTATTGCAATCTCTGGCGAACCGGTTCTTTCTTCTCAGATGATTTCCACGCCGGCAGCAGTAGACCAGTACAACAATGTGTCCTCTGGAATCTATATTGATGTACCTCGCGGATGTTGTGTTAATATCGCAGTAGAGAATACAAGCGATCAGGCTGTTTCTGTTGCGAACGCAAACATTGTTGTGACCAGAGAAGCATAGGAGGTGTGATTATGAGAGACATTAAAGACTTATGTGCAAGAATTGAAGACGAACTGTCCAAAATTGCTGACAGTGGGCTGACTACCGGAAATCTGGAAATGACATACAAATTGATTGATATGTACAAAGATATAAAAAACACGCAGTACTGGGATAAAAAAGCTGAGTATTATAACGCTGTTCTTGACGAGATGAAAAGCGGATATGGTGATCAGTACAGCGAACGTGGGCGCAAGCGTGACAGCATGGGGAGATACAGCCGCAGTGATGGGAGAATGATGTACCCAGATTATGATCGCGGCAGCTCTTACGGTGATGAAAGTCGCGACTACGGAACCGGAAGAGGAAATTATAGCCGATCTGATGGACGAGACACTTACAGTGACTATATGACACAGAAACAGAATTATCGTTCTGGAAAGTCTGAGGACTGCAAGAGGAAGATGCTTGCCGCTCTGGAAGAACATCTTGACGAACTTACTACAGAAATGAGCGATATGTCCAAGGACGCAGAGTGCCGGGAAGAGCGTGATCTTGTTAAAAGATACGTTGAAAAACTGAGAAGTATGCTTTGACTCTTGCAAATGTGGGGACAACTTTTTAAAAAAAATGTGATACTATAATCTTGCAAGGCATGGTGAACCTTGTAGGGCTTGCTGATTAGAAGTTTTTGCTTTCTTTTTCGCTTCATGTCCTCCTTTCTTTGTGAATATGTCCTTAAGAGAAACAGATGAAGTAGATTTGAGCGGAATCTGGAGGTTGAAAAGCGGGTGCAATTTCCGGCATATTCATTAGCCAGTTTGACTGACTGGTAACACCTCTTTGTAAATGAAACAACATCTCCGTGAAAGTCGGATAGTGGCAGGCATAACACGATAAATACCTTGCTAACCCGGGAATCCGGGTTATATGGAATGTAGCTCAGTGGTAGAGCAGCTTACATATAGCGTGCCAGAGGTTCGATTCCTTTCATTCCATTATAGGTTTATCCTTATCCTGTGGACTGGAATTTAATTCAAATAGTCCTGAAAAGGTGTCTTCTGGGAAAGCGGTAACGATTGGCGGTGTTACGGCGGACTGTAAATCCGTTCCCTCGTGGTAAACATTATAGGTTCAATTCCTATCTTTCCCATTACCTTGCCAGTGGTCTAACTGGCTTAATCCATTTACCTGCGGCGGCAGGTCAATAAACACGGCCAGGAGGATATATATGCAGAAACTCATCGACACATTAAAATCATTTGGAATTGAGATCCCGGAAGACAAACAGGCAGATGTTAAAAAGGCACTCTCTGAACATTATAAGAATGCTAAGGAAGTTGCAAAAACCCTGTCGAAAGTCGAGGGAGAACGTGATAACTGGAAAGAACGTGCTGAGACAGCAGAAGAAACCTTAAAAGGTTTTGACGGTATCGACCCGGCGAACATTCAGACAGAGCTTGCTGGATGGAAGAAGAAGGCTGAGGACGCAGAGAAAGAATTCAATGCGAAGATCTATGACCGAGATTTCTCAGACGCACTTAAAACAGCACTTGATGATGTTAAATTTTCCAGTGAGGCTGCAAAGAAGTCTGTTATGGCAGACATTAAAGAAGCCGGATTAAAACTGAAAGACGGTAAAATCCTTGGACTGAACGACCTAATCGAGCAAATGAAACAGTCTGACGCATCCGCTTTTGTAGATGAATCTCAGCAGCAGGCTCAGCAGAATCAGGCAAGATTTACCACTCATGTTGGACAGCAGCAGACACCGGGAACTATGACAAAGAAAGATATCGAAGCAATCAAAGACCCGTCCGAGAGACAGGCTGCAATTGCTCAGAATATCCAGTTATTCCAGTGATTTTTTTACACCGACTATGCATCAGAGCGTAGTCGCTAACCCAATACCTTAACAATTATGGGTAGAAAGGATTTTTTATGGCAGCAAAATCTAATCTTATTATGACAAATGATATCCAGGTAACAGCACGTGAGATTGACTTTGTTACCAGATTCGAAAGAAACTGGGAACACTTACGTGAAATCCTTGGTATCATGCGTCCAATCAAAAAGACACCCGGAGCGGTTCTTAAATCAAAATATGCAGAGGGTACATTACAGAATGGAAATGTTGGTGAGGGCGAGGAAATCCCTTATAGCAAATTCGTTGTAAAAGAAAAGCCCTATGCAGAAATGAGTATTGAGAAGTATGCAAAGGCTGTATCTATCGAAGCAATTAAGGACCACGGTTACGAGAACGCCGTTCAGATGACCGATGATGAATTCCTTTTCCAGCTTCAGACCAATGTTACCAGCAGATTCTATGATTATCTGAAAACCGGTACACTTACTTACACAGAAACAACATTCCAGATGGCTCTGGCGATGGCCAAGGGCCGTGTAGAAAACAAATTCAAACAGATGCACAGAAATGTGACTGGTGTTGTTGGATTTGTAAATATCCTGGATGTGTATGAGTATATCGGCGCAGCTGATATCACTATTCAGAACCAGTTCGGCTTCCAGTATGTGAAAGACTTCCTGGGATTCAACACAATCTTCTTGTTATCTGACAGTGAAATTCCGAGAGGAACAGTAATCGCTACACCTGTTGAAAATATCGTTCTGTACTATGTTGACCCGAACGAATCTGATTTTGCAAGAGCGGGTCTTGTATATACTGTATCCGGTGAAACAAATCTGATCGGATTCCATACACAGGGCAATTACCACACAGCAGTATCCGAAGCATTCGCAATCATGGGACTTACCCTCTTTGCAGAGTACATTGATGCTATTGCCGTAGGAACTATCAACACAACTCAGACGCTTGGAACTCTGACTGTAAATTCTGCGGCAGGAAGTAAGAGTGGAGACACAAAAGTGACTATTACTCCGAAAAAAGCAAGCGCAGGAAATGTGTACAAGTACAAAGTTGCATCATCTGAGACTACTGTAGATTATGGCCAGAATGTGAAGAACTGGACTGCGTGGGATGGAGAAGCTGACATTACCGCAGCAACAGGGCAGGTAATCACAGTGGTTGAATGCGACAGCACATATAAGGCACTGAGCGCCGGACACGCGACTGTAACAGCAAAATGATGATCAAGTAGGAGGTAACTGGCATGGCTTATGCAGATTATGAATTTTACACAACTTCATATTTCGGTTCAGTTGTGCCAGAAACCGAATTTCCACGATTAGCAGAAAGAGCCAGTGGTTTTGTGGACACAATGACATTTGACAGGTTGGTGGACGGACTGCCGACAAACGAACGCTCTCAGAAGCGTATCAAAAAGGCGGTCTGTTCATTGGCTGAATTAATGTATCAGATTGAGCTTGCTGAGAAGAATGCTACCAATGCCGCTGTTAGTGGTACATCAACCACAATCGGGTCCGGTGGTAGCACGACAGGCGTTGTAACCTCTGTATCCTCTGGCAGTGAATCCATCTCTTATGCAACGCCACAGCAGAAAGCATCAGGTGCAAAGGAATGGAGTGCAGTGTATGCCGCCACCGGAGATGTACAGAAAACGAACGACTTGCTCTTAAAGGCAGCGTTGCCGCTTCTGATGGGAGTGAGGACGGATGATGGGATACCAGTTTTGTATGCAGGAGTGTAATTAGTATGAATAAAGTAATGTGCTTTTTAACTGGCGGGCATAAATTCAAAAGTCCTGCTGAATCAAAATGCAACGACAAAGAAAAGACTTGTACCATTACGGAAACTTGCTGTAAATGTGGAAAACAGTTTTCATTTACTGGCACATACAAACAATTTGGCATTCCAGATGTGAGGTGACAATAATGGATATTTCAACATTAGGCTCATGTGTAGCAATCGTTATGATCTGCTACATCGTAGGAATGGGCTGCAAAGCATCAAAAAGAATCTCTGATGAATGGATTCCAGTAATCATGGCGGTTATTGGCGGGATTCTCGGAGCGGTCGGAATGGGAATTATCCCGGATTTCCCGGCAACTGATTATATCACGGCAGTTGCAGTCGGTATGTTTAACGGATTGTCGGCTACCGGTGTGAATCAGATTATTAAACAGACAGTACAGAAAGAATAATTAAGGAGAGGGTATCATGTACGAAAAAACTTTGACGATTTTCAATTATTATGAGAGTCCGACAACAAGAGATGCGTACTGGTATCCTCACGTGCTATCTGGCATTGACCTCATTACGGACAAGGGGGCAATCCTCAAAAAGTATGGGCCAGATGCAACAGACAACGCACAGTTACACGTACGCTATACCGCCCAGAATGGTGATATAACCATTACTGATAAAGATGGCAAGATTCTCCCATATGTACCGCCTAAAGAGTGGAAAAGGCAGATTAACAATGCCCTGGAGGATACTATTACATTCTCAGATGAATCGTTCTTCTGGCAGGGTGAGTGGACTGGTGGAATAGTAACCGATGGCGATTACCGAAATGGATTCTATCAGTACATGAACCAAAACAAAGACAATGTATTCAAAATCACCAGTGTGGGCGGACCGTATACACTGATCCCACATTTTGAAATATTAGGAAAGTAGGATGCAATATGGCGGATAAACCGATCGGCAAGGACGCAGAGGGATATGAGATTCTGACAGAAGCCATGAAAGCACTTCTGAATCAGTATCCGGGGTTATATGAAAACGAAACAATCAAATATGAAGAACTGGGAACCGATAGCGGCATCTCGTTCTTTGCGGATACAGGAGCATTAATCTATTCAGAAAAAGAGGATGTATGTGGAACGATGCACCAGGTGTGCCAGTACCCATTTATCGTGGTATATCGCACAGCTTCCGAAAAGGAGCGCCAGAAGCTATCTGTTCAGAAGTTTCTGGACAACCTTGGAAAGTGGATTTGCCGGGAACCAGTCACAGTAGATGGCATTGAGACGCGCTTATCCGCGTTTCCAGAGCTTTCCAGAGGGCGAGTGATAAAACGCATCATTCGCGATAATTCCTACGGCACAGAGCCGCAGGAGAACGGCGTACAGGACTGGTTACTTCCAATCACAGTCAAATATGAATATGACTGGGAAAAATGGTGATTACACCACTTAAATATAACAACTAACCGGCTATCAATCGGAGATAGTCGCTAACCTACACAGCCTTTTAAAAGTTATAGGCAGAAAGGACATTTCTATGGCAGTTACAGGCAAAATTGACCGTAAATACATGGCTCATTATATTGATGCAGGTTCCCTCTGCGGAGGGCTGACACCAAAATATGAGCGTCTTGGAAAGGACCTGGAAGAGTACAATGTCGAACTCAATCCAGATACCGAAACATCTAAAAACATTCTTGGAGAATCCACATTTAAACACAACGGCTATGAAGTTTCTTCTGACGCTGATCCGTTCTATGCAGACACTACTTCTGATCTGTTTGGAGCATTGCAGAAGATCGTAGACAACAGATATAAAGACGATAACCTCAAAACAAAAGCAGTTGAGGTTCACCTCTGGACAGAAGCCACAGCAGGCAAGTATGAAGCATACCAGCAGGATTGCTACGTTGTGCCGACAAGCTACGGCGGTGATACATCCGGCTATCAGATTCCGTTTACCGTGAACTATACTGGCGAACGTGTAAAAGGAAAGTTTGATATCAGTTCCGGTACATTCACGGCTGACAGCGAATAAGTACATATACAAGGAGGGCACGCCAAATGGCAAAAATAATTAACACCAAAATTGATGATGGAATTCTCATTTTTACATTCACAAACAATGAAGACGAAGTTTTTTCTTCTTTCAAACTGAACCCGACAGATATCAATGTAGCAGCACGTGCAGAGGAGCTGGAAGAATACTTCGAACAGCTTAAAGAATCTATTCAGAAAGTCACTTCCGGTAAAGAAATGGCTGAACTAAATAAACAGATTGAGGATAAGATCAACTATCTGCTCGGATATGAAGCATCAAAAGACCTGTTCAAGGAACCGATCACAGCAACCACTGTATTCGGTAATGGTCAGGTGTTTGCTTATATTGTTCTGGATAAGATCGCAGAAGCAATCGCACCGGAAATCGAAAAGAGGAAAAAGAAAATGCAGGCAGCAGTCAATAAGTATACGGAGAAATATACAAAATGACCGCCTATGAGCTTCCCACCTCACTGAACATAAGTGGGGTGGATTTTTCTATCAGAACGGATTTTCGAGCAATCATTGATATTCTCATTGCACAGAATGATCCAGAGTTAGACGAACAGGCAAAAGCAGTTGTTATGTTGCAGATTCTGTTTGAGGATTGGCAAAGCATACCCTCAGAACATCTTGTAGAAGCTTGTCGGAAAGCTTGCGAGTTTATTGACTGTGGTCAAGTTGACGATAGTCCGAATAAACCCAAACCTCGCTTGATGGACTGGAAACAAGACGGAGATATGATCGTTCCGGCTGTAAACAAGGTTGCTGGTAAAGAAATCAGATCAGTGCCTTATATGCACTGGTGGACATTCTTTGGATATTTCATGGAATCTGGTGAATGCCTGTTCAACACGGTTGTTGGAATCCGGTCAAAAAAAGTAAAGGGCGAAAAGCTTGATAAATGGGAAAAGAAATTCTATCAGGAAAACAAGAATATTATTGACATAAAAACACGTCTCAGCGAAGAAGAGCAAGCTTATAAAGATAAGCTAAATGAGATGTTGAACCTCAAATAGTTAGGAGGTGAATGTATGGCTGCTGATGGCTCAATTATCATTGATACCAGAATAGATACTGACGGAATATCGTCTGGTGTCAAAGAAGTACAAGCGGCATTTAAAGATTTAGCAAACTCGGTCAAGGAAATAAATGCAAATATTAATAGCATATTTCACGATGGATTTGAAAAACTCGAAGATTCGTTTCAATCTTTACAACAAAAATCAGAAAAAGTCGAAAACTCTATGGACAAAATGGGGAATTCGGCAAAAAAAACAGGCACCACGGTTTCTAGCTCATTTAATAAAATGGACATTTCCGGTGCAAGCCGAAAAGTAAATCTTTTAGGTCGGCAGTTTGAAGGATTAGGAACGATAGTAAAGCGAATTGGTTTTTTAGTTGGTTCTGCATTTGCTGTTGGCAAGCTAATTCAGTTCGGTAAAGAGTCTATAGAACTTGGTTCCGACCTTGCAGAAGTACAGAACGTGGTTGATGTTACATTCACAACTATGTCGGATAAGGTCAATGAATTTGCAAAGAACGCCATGACCTCTGCCGGACTATCGGAGACTATGGCAAAGCGGTATGTTGGTACATTCGGAGCAATGTCTAAGTCGTTCGGATTCTCAGAAGCACAGGCTTATGACATGTCAACGGCTCTAACACAGCTAACCGGTGATGTGGCATCATTTTATAATATCAGTCAGGACCTGGCTTATATCAAACTGAAATCAGTGTTTACGGGTGAAACGGAAACGCTCAAAGATCTCGGCGTGGTAATGACCCAGTCGGCACTAGACCAGTACGCACTGGCGAACGGATATGGTAAAACAACATCCGCCATGACTGAACAGGAGAAAGTAGCTCTCCGTCTGGCTTTTGTGCAGAAACAGTTATCGGCTGCATCTGGTGATTTCATCCGAACATCTGACTCATGGGCGAATCAGGTGCGAGTGATGCAGTTGCAGCTGCAATCTCTCAAGGCAACAGTCGGACAGGGATTGATTAATATTTTCACGCCCGTTCTGAAAGTGATCAATATTTTACTTGGTAAACTGGCAACTCTGGCGAATGCTTTCAAAAGCTTCACAGAGCTCATCACTGGAAAGAAATCTTCCGGTCAGATAAGTGGAAGTGGAGCAGGTCTTGCAGGAACAGACGTGATTGCAGATACAGCAGATCAGTATGGACAGGCAGCGGATAATGCAGAGAAACTGGCAGATGCCACGAATGACAATGCAAAAGCTACAAAAAAAGCGAATAAAGAAACAAAAAATTATCTTTCGTCACTTGATGAAGTGCACAAAGCTAGTTCTACAGGAAGTGCATCCTCCAGTCCATCCGGCCCTGGTTCCGGTGGAACTGGTTCTGGGGGCGGAGGATTGCCGAGTTCGGTTGGCAGTGTGGACTATGGCAGTCTGGCAGAGGGAGAAAATGCGCTGGACAAAATCAGTGATTCTGCCAAGAAGCTTGCTGATCTGCTCAAGAAGCTCTGGAAGCCATTTCAGGATGCATGGAAGAAAGATGGCAAGAATACTATTAATGCAGCAAAAACCGCACTTGATGGACTCAAAAAGCTCGCTGTAAGTGTAGGTAAAAGCCTTGTAGAGGTCTGGACAAATGGCACAGGCACAACAATGCTCACAACCATGCTTAAGATTGCCCAGAACGTGCTTAAGACCGTTGGGAACATTGCTTCCGGTTTCGCTGACGCGTGGAGCAAAAACAACGTCGGAACGCAGATTATACAGAATATCGCAGATGCTCTTGTGGTGGTCATGCAGTTTGTTGAGAAGATTGCAGAGGATACAGCGACATGGTCGGCAAACTTGGACTTCTATCCGCTGTTGGAATCTATTAGTAATCTGACCAGTACATTTGCACCAATTCTGGAATCTATCGGAAACGTTCTTGAGTGGATTTACAATAATATTGTTCTTCCGATGCTGAAATGGCTGATTGAAACAGGAATTCCAACAGTGATTAACCTAGTGTCTGATTTGGCAGGATTCTTTGCGGATCACCAATCAATCATAGAAGCATTCGGTGCGGCTTTGATTGGAGCATTTGCCGCTACAAAAATAGCAGGATTAGCTTCGAGTATTGGTAAAAGCATCAGTACGATCATGTTGTATGCAAAAGGCCTCATAGCATTAATGACTGGTTCCGGCGGAATTATAGGCGGTATTAAAGCTATTGCAACAGCTATCGGACCGGGGGGGATATTTGCTATTGCCGTTGGAGCTTGTATTGCGATTGGCGTATTACTGTACAAAAACTGGGACAAAATCAAAGAAGTTGCAGGAATCGTAGCATCCGCTGTTGTTGGCTTCTTCAAAGCAATGGGCAAAGGTGTAAGTATGATTCTTTCTGATCTGAAAGAGACAGTTACTGGAATTTTGGGTGCGATAGGAACACTTGTTTCAAATGTCGTTTCTTCGATAGTTAAATTTGTTACTTCAAAGACGCGAGAAATGGCAGAAGCGGCAACCAGAAAAATTAGCGACATGAAAGAAAAAGCTTCAACTTTATGGAACGGTATGAAAGCCAATGCAAGAGAAACCTGGGAGAATATCGTGACGATTGTGGGAAATAAAGTTGCAGCTATCCGCGATGCTATTGTAAACAAATTTACATCGGCAAGAGACAGAGTGGTGGAAATTTTTGGCGGTATCCGTGATACCATCCGGGATATTCTAAACAAAGTGATCGGAATTGCAAACAGCGCTATTGGAACTGTAAACAGTGCAATCGGCGGCATTGAATCAGCATTTACATTCGGACCGTGGAAGATTCCAACTCCTTTTGGTTCAAGAACAATTGGATTTACGGCTAATTTCCCAAGAGTTCCTACAATTCCATATCTTGCAAAAGGTGCCGTTATTCCGCCAAGATCAGAGTTCCTTGCAGTGCTTGGAGACCAGAAGAACGGGCGCAACCTGGAAGCACCGGAAGGTGTTATCCGAGAAATTATTGATGATGCATTTGCAAGGCATCAGCAGGGCAGCAGTGGTAACTTCCGATTTACAGCGCAATTGAACCGCAGAACAATATTTGATGAGATGATTGATGAAGCAAAGTTAAGGCGTGATGCAAGCGGCACAAATCCGTTTGAATTGGCATAGGGGGAGGGAGAGAACGTGGCATTTTCAATAAGCAAATCAATAACTGATAGATATAAAATAAATGGACTTCTCATCCCTCAGCCAGATAAGGATATGCAGTGTAAATTCGAAACTACATATTCAGAAGGAAGTAACCGCACACAGTATGGAAGAGCAATAATAGTACCACTTTATACAGTTATGCAATATAGCTATAAAGCCACAAATGTTCGCGTTGATGAGAAATCAACTAATCTCGTAAACGCAATCATTAAAGGAGAACCATTTATGTTGTATCACTGGTTAGCGCACAAAAACGAATGGCGTTCAGAACAGTTTTATGTTGGGAAAATGCAATATAATATAGCTCAAGTAGGAGAATATTATTCTGAAATATCATTCAATATGCAGGGGGTGAATCCACTTGATTAATGCGTCTAAAGAATTTAAAAACGCACTTGTAGAAGGTAAAATGCTATATGAAATAGTGGATATCACTTTTGCCGATGGAAGAAAAAAAACCTTAGACAGTGAAATCCTGGTAGGTGGAGGAACCTTCACGGACTGCGCCGAAAGCAGCAGCTTTCCGGTTGGAGCTACAATATGTAAGTCCATGACTCTGAGCCTGGATAACACAGAGGACCAGTGGAAGGATTACTACTTTTACAAAGCAAAATTAACCGCCTACCTCAAAATGCAAGTAACTGATAGCGTTGTGGAGACCATAAAAAAAGGAACCTACACAATTACAACTCCGGAACAGTACGGTGAAGTACTTGAATTCACTGCCCTGGATGATATGTACAAAGCCAATGCATCTTATACAAGCAACCTGGTGCTTCCACAGCCGGCTTTTACATTGCTTAGGGATGCCTGCGAAACTATTGGAATCTCCATGGGATTTTCCTCTATGGAGCACGGAGACGTCGTAATCAACAGTATTCCAAACGGAATTACCTTCCGGCAGCTGATTGGCTGGGTAGCTATGTTAGATTCGGCTAATGCAAGGGTGGACGTAAATGGTAATTTACAGTTAATTAAATGGGATTTCGATTCTGTATCAGTAGATTACGGAGCCGCAGTCGGGGCTGATGGATATCTTGTATTTGGAGGTGGATCAAGCGCAGATTCCGATGGATTTATTTCTCCAAATGCCGGAAACTGGTACTTAGATAGTGATGGATATCTCACATTAAAAGAAGGAGTTGGAAATCCTACCAGGTTGAGAGATTATCTTTCCTCTCCGACTCTCTCAAGTGATGATATAGTAATAACCGGAATCAAGATAAAAAATACGGAATCAGATGCCATGTACGGAAAAGATGGGTACGTCATGGAGTTGGAGAATGATTTGCTTAGTGATGCCGATCTTGAAACTGTAGCTGGATGGATTGGAGATAATCTAATCGGGAAATCATTCCGGAGCATGGAAGGAAGTCTGATTTACAACCCGTTAACAGAATTTGGAGATATGGCTTTTACTTACGACAGAAAAGAAAATAAGTATATAACGCCAATTACCGATGTATCAAGCCGGCTGAACGGAACAACAGATGTAAAAACAAAAGCCGAAAATCCAATAAGAGGGAGTAGCAAATTTTTATCATCTGCTGATAAAACATTAATAGCTGCTAAAAAAATCATTGAAAACGAAAAAACAGCCAGAGAACAAGCTGTTAAAAAACTTGAAAATGCGTTGGCTAATTCAGAGGGACTTTTTGAAACTCTTGAGGTGCTTGAAGATAAAAGCGTTATTACTTATTTGCACGATAAACCATTACTAGAAGAATCAAAAGTTGTGATAAAGCTAACCAGTAATGCTATAGGGGTTTCCAATGATGGCGGTGAAACTTATCCATACGGATTTGTTGTTGACGGAACATTGATAACAAGGCTTTTATACGCAGAAGGGATAAATGCGAATTATATAGATTCCGGTGCTTTAACTGTGAGGGATTCTGATGGAAATATAATATTCCAGGCAGATATGAATACAAAAAAAGTATATCTCGATGGATCCGTGCAGATAGGCGGTGGAAAATCTATCAATGATATCGAGCAAACAGCTGAAAATGCAATGAAAGCAGCTGCGCTTGCTAAAAATATGACATTGCAATTAAGCAACGAATATCAGGGAATATCTGTTGACTCTAACGGGAATTACGGGACATTTCCAAGTGGTGTGACTACACAGGCAGTCGTGATGTACGGAACACAGGATATTACGGATGATTGTAGTTATACGATATCAAAATCTGATGGAGTGGATGGAACATGGGATATCTCAACAAAAACATATACTGTAACTGGATTAAATACAGATAATGGATGGATAGATATAAAAGCTACTTATCTGGAAACATTATCCGTTAGCAAAAGATTCTCTGTTTCAAAGCAATACGCCGGGGAAAAAGGAGAACAAGGCGTACCTGGCAGAACGTATTTTATTGAAATGTCAGCGGATATTTTAAAACGTGGACAGGATAATAAAGTATCACCAAACAATATAACTGCAAAAGCATATTATAGAGATGGGGATAAGGCAGAAAGAAAAGAATATAAAGGCAGATGGAAAGTTCAAACATCAACTGATGGATCTACTTATAGTAATGTTTTAGCAAGTATTGTGGATGAATCAGAAAAATCTTATACAGTTGGATCATTGGACAGAAGTGTTGTGTATATAAGGTTTATATTGTATGAAGCTGGAGGAAACAACAATCAGCTTGATATACAGACTATTCCAATATTGATTGATGTGGACGCACTTACCCACGAAGAGATATTTAATCTTCTTACAAATAATGGTTTCATGAAAGCAATTTATAAAGAGGGAAACCAGTTATATATTTCGTTCACCTATGCAAAAGGTGGAACGCTGAAGCTTGGCGGTCCAAATAATGGATATGGCACCTTTGAGGTGTATGACGCGAATGGAAATATAATAACCCAAATAGATAACTCGGTTGGGTTTAAAAACTTCAAGGGAAAAGAGTGGTTCCAGATAAATGAGTCTGTAGCTACAGCTGGTTACGATTCATCCCTTGTTCATGGGCTTCTCGATTTATCCGCTCAATACTCTGATGGATATTGGACTGTTTTGGAGAGCAAACAAGCTGGTCTTCTTTTAAAAACAGTATCTAGAATGAAAGTTGAGACAACCGGAAGCAGTTCTCTGACTCTCAATGTGCCAGAAATGCCTAAGCTTATAACCGGTAGTAACTTGGGAAAAAATAATAATGGAGATGTCGGAACAATTGCATCATCCTCTATGCATTATAAAATTCTTGGGAAAACCGTAAAGGAAGACGAACTGGAAGACCTCTATAAAGTCAAGGTAATCTGGGCGAAGTACAAAGACGGATATCTTATGGAACAAGACGAACGGTGCGGTAAAGAAATGCCAATGTTTATTGCAGAGGATATTGACCGAAGATTTCCAATCGCTGTCGATCATAACGAAAAAGGACATGCTGAAAACTGGAACTATCGTATTATGATTCCCTGTATGTTTGCGATGCTAAAAAATGAGCATGAGAAAGTCAAAGAATTGCAATCTGAGTTGGAATCAATCAAAACAGAACTGACTGAATTAAAAGAGGTTATTAATCAATACATAGTAAAAAAAGGAGGTATAAAAAATGCCTGACAACAAACCTATCACGCGAGAAGAAATGTATCTCGCAAAGTTAACTGGAGATTATACAGGAGAGGTTCCAAAGCCAATAACCAGAAAAGAAAGATATCTGTATAAACTGTGTACTGATGGAATCGGAACCAATAAAGAAGCTATCGCAGAAGCGGTCCAGACGTACCTGTCCGATAAGGGCGTTGGACTTAACATGGATGCAAATGGCTATGTGAGTTTAAAAGCAAAGGAGAACAGTTGATATGGCTGATACATTTAAAGGGATAATCACAGCGGATGGGAAGAAACGGCAGCTGCCTTACGGTGCGGTGTTGGACAAGCCGGTTTCTGATAAAACGTTATCTGAAGAGGGCGGCTTTGCGGATTCTAAAGCGGTAGGGGATAAATTCGCGAAAGTAGACAGTGAGACTGCTTCGCTAAAGGAAGATATAACTGCCACTTCAAATGAATTGTATAAAAAAGAAGAGAGAGAAATTGCTGTTGATTCGTCTGATTACAACTTATTAGAAAATAAAGTTGCGTATATTGATACTAATAATGAAATTATGACATATGAAAACGCAAACGCTTATGTGATGCACAAAAACGTTATTAGTGGAGAAAAATATAGAATACTGTCACAAACACATGGTAGTGTAAACACATTGTTATATGCTATATGTGATTCGAACGGTAAAGTGATAAATTCAGCAAAAATGGGTGTATCGCCAAATACTTATATCACAACTGAAATATCAATACCATCGAATGGTGTTGAATTATATTTGAATGAATTTCCAACACAGACATATCCATTAGTGGTTAATAAAATAGAAATATTTATAGTTTCTAAAATAAATGGAAAAGAAACTGTAAATT